TGTGCACCTCGAGGCATTTTCTTTTTGTGGATATACGCAACCCATTTTAATTTCAGATTGTCATAATGACAAAAGGAGAATGAGCTACTACGAGGTCGCGACCGGAATTCCACCGTCTTCGCTTCTTGCATTGTACCAAAAGCAGGGCCTCGCCGATCGATATGGCGGGTGCTGTATGTGCGCGGGGCAGACTGGAGGCTCGTCGAGCGAATATCGCAGCTTCATGAGTGACATGATGGCCAAGGGCTACACGCATTCACAGGCAGCGGGGGAATATAGGCGCATGCACCTGAAGGGCGGGTCCGTCGAGATACCGCTAGCAACGGACCGAAGCGGGGCGGTCAATCCCCCGCACGTTATGTATCAGCTGCCGTGGTCGCAGTCATTCGGAGACACAGCGGCTGCAGATGCCGAGGCGCGCGCGCTTTACCTCGACCATTGGCGCTCTGCTGTCCTCTCCCAGAATCGGTGAAATTTACCGATGTAGTTCCGAGAATTCGCGAACTGTGAAAAAAAAGGTGGAGCGTAGGATAAAAGCGCAAGATGCTGTCGTTCCGCAAAGGCACGCCCGTCGCCGTTGTGTGCACAGGGTCAGACGAAGGCAAAAAGATATTCATCGCGCCAGACGACGGTGCGCCTGAGCAGAGCTACGACCCTGAGAGTGTGCTGGACATCGCCCCGAGTAAGACAAGGGTCATGAGCGTTTCCGAGCGCATGAACATCCGCCGGTACCTCTCGTCTGAGCCACCTGAGGAGGCCGCAATGAGTGCGCACATCGCCAAGCTCAAGCGCGAGCTCGCCGTTAAGAACCGATACGAGTATTTCAGCGAGGACGGCATGCTGTGTGTGTATCCGAGCAAGCAGAGCGAGCGCGTCTACGTGGCAGGCAAGTCGGGGGCAGGTAAGAGCACGTTCACGGCGCAATACATTCGTGAGTACCAAGAGATGTTCCCAGACAGGCGCGTGGTCCTGTTCAGCACACACGACGATGAGAAGGCGTATAAGAAGCTCAACATCGTGCAGGTTGAACTCGACGAGGAGTTCCTGGAGAGCCCCCCTACGCTCGACGAGCTCGCCGAGTGCCTCGTGGTGTTCGACGACACGGACAACCTGCAAGACAAGCAGCTGCAGCAGGCCATCAACGGGGTCAACGCCGACCTGCTTGCCAACGGCCGAAAATACAACATCCACGTGATCACGCTCGCGCACCAGCTCATGGACTACTGCAGGTCGCGCACGCTCCTGAACGAGGCGAACCGTGTGGTCTTTTTCAACGGGGGCAGCGCGTACCACATCCAGCGGTACATGAAGGTGTACGCGGGCCTCGAGCCTAAGCAGATCCGCCGGATCCTGAATTCCAAGTCGCGGTGGACGTGCCTCGGCCTGACATTGCCGAACTACGTGATCAACGAGCACGAGGTGTACATCATACGCCCTGGGTCATAGACACAACCAGGTCGTCTGGGGTGATCTTTTCTTTTTTGCACGTGGCCATTAGGCCTCGGTGGTAGTCCTCGGCGCTCAGGCCATCGTTCCACGAGCGCACCACGCAGTGCCGCCCGCACGTGCTCATCTCGTCGTCCTGCATCTTGAACGGACTGTATGCAACCTGTCTGCCGGCGTGGTACAGCAGTCGAATGAGTTCGGGGTGCTCCTGCCCTGACTCGCGCCTGAATCGGGGGTCGATGAGGTCCAGTGTCTTGTCTGGGAAAGTGCCAAACGAGTCGAAGACCTCGGTGCACGGGCCGCCTGTGTCATCGACCGTGTCGTGCACGAGTATCCAATGCCCGTTCCTCGGGCGCTGCTCGTATAGCAGAGCAAAGGGGCGCTCAGGGAGCCTAATCATGGATTTCAGGTCTCCGTATGCGTACGTACGCCCTGGAAGGAGCGCAGCGAGGCGCGTGCCGCTCATAGGCTCCTTTAGTGGGTCCATGATTTGTTTTTTTTTACCTATTGTACGAGTAAAATGAGCCAGCAGCATCACAGCGTCGACCCCATCTTTGGGGCCAATCTGGTGTATTACAACGCCACGGTCGTGAACAACACAGCGGGTCCACTTCCTGCTGTGGTCAACGACACACGCGCGCAAGCTATCATCCACGTGCCTGAGCGATGGGAGCTATCGATCGTTAGGTTCGACGTGGACACGAGCCTGATTCCTGTCTCAAAGCTGCCGATGAGGCCCGAGAGCACCGAGCTCACCGACCTGAGCATAACGTTCGTGGATGAGAACACGTCGCAGATTATTGGGCCGACGTACGGCGTTTCATTCACGCTCGGCCTCGAGACGTCGATGCAGGCGGTCATTGACTGCATCAACAGCGCCTTCAGAGACTACAGCTCGCTCAGTGGAACAAAGCCCTCGGACCCGCCGTATGTCTGGTACAATGCAGAGCTCGAGCTGCTCCAGATATTTGCGCCTTCTTCGTGGGTCAATTCCAATGTAGCGATTTTCGCGAATAAGACAATGCACAGGTACCTGCGCGGCCTGCCATTCATTTACTACGGACAGCCTGACGGGAGGGAATTTAGGTTGGCGATTGAGCCGTCGTGGCAGGCAGCGGAGAGCGTGCGCCCCGGGTTCCCTGCAGCGATTCAGCAGCCATATGCATCGGCGGGGCTGATCTACAAGACACAGGAGGCCAAGACTCTGAGCTCGTGGAGTGCCGCGCGCAGCATCTACTTGACCACGGACTCGTTCCCGGTGCAGTCCGAAAGCATCCCGAACAGTGTGCTCCTCTCGAACCGTGGGTCGGTGAGCTCCTCGAGCATCCCTATAGTCACAGACTTCATTTTCCCGACCGACGGCAATCCGGCAGCAGACAGAGACAGGCTCGAGTACCTCCCAACTGCGGAATATCGGATGATCCAGCTCGGCGGGCGTGAGCCAATCATGCGCGTGAATCTGCAGGCCTGGTGGACCGATTTCGCTGGCAATTCATACCCGATCTTTCTCTCAGAGCAGGGGTCGTTCTCTGCAAAGGTGCTTTTCCGGAAGAGGCTGACAGTGCAAGCCTGAAAAAAAAATACCACGTAGAGCCCTGTAAAAGCAAACCCCGATGTCGATCACCATCGAGCGCCTGAACACCCAGCGCGTCGTAGACCCGCGCACGGACTTGAACTCCTACGAGCGCCGGACGTACCAAATCTTCGACGGTCCGTCTGATGTCGGCTACCAGCGCGTGCTCCCTGACGGCGCTCCGAGTGCCTCCTCCATGACATTCTCGTGCAACCCGCCTAGTTCGCGTGTCTTCGTCAACCGCCGCGTGATGGTAACGATGACGTTCGAGCTGACTTTCACGGGTACCACCCCGTATACGAACCTGCTCCAGATGTTGGGGTGCAATGCGCCTCCCGGTGAGGATGGCGCCAACAACTTCGATGGCCCGCGCGCGTTCCCCATTGCTAATGCGACGCAGAGCATCCAGGTCTCCCTCAACAACGACCGCCTGTCACAGAACACAAACCGCTTCTACCGCGGCACCACTCGGTATGCCAACCACCACGTGCAGTCGGAGATCGACTACGGCATGACACCGACGATGCTTGACAACGCCCAGGGCCTCGATCAACTCTGGAATCTTGGCATCTCGCCTCTGTTGCCTTACGGAACTTCGCCGGAACAGACCACGCGATCTGGCTTTGCCGGCGTTGAGATCGTATCGAATACGGACACGCAGGCTGTCGTGCGCCTCACGGTTACTGAGCCGCTGTGGCTCGCGCCGTTCCTGTTTGCCCGCGGTGCTCAGGATACCGGCCTCATTGGCATCCAGACGATGAGCGTCACGCTCGCACTCGGTGGTCGTGGCAACGGCGTCTTCGGAGGTCTCGCTGGCGCGCTGTGGTCCCACGTCGGTGGAGCCGATAACAATTCGAACATCACGAACGTCGCGGTATCTGTGGCTAGCGCTGAGATGCTGTTTTCGTATCTCACGCCTGACACGTTGCAGATCATCCCGGAAATCAACAACTACCCGTATTCCGAGCCCATCGTATATACGCAGAGCTTTACGGCGCAGATTGCCGCAGGTGGCACGCAGCAGCTAGAGTTCAATAACATCCAGCTGAACAGCATCCCGTCGCGCGTGATCATCTTCGTGGGCGAGCGTGACCAGGATTTCGATTACACAAAGACGGACACGTACTGGGGGATCGAGAATGTCAACCTGTCCTTCGACAACCGTGACGCGATCCTGAGTAACGCTTCGAGCCGCGACCTGTTCAACATTGCCGCGAAGAACAACACGAATCTGACGTGGACGCAGTGGTCGCGGCACACGGGTTCTGTGCTCGCTCTCGACTTCGGTGACGACATCCCCCTGCGCTCAAACCAGGCCGTCGGCCTGCGTGGATCTTACAACTTCCGGATGTCCGTCACGGCGCGCAATCTCTCTGGGGGGCTGCAGTACCCGCAGCTGACCGTCCTCGTCATCTCGACGGGCGTAATGACCGTGGCACAGCAAAACGTCGTCCGCTCTGTCGGCATCTTGTCGAATGAGGACGTTCTCAACTCGAAGACACAGCCGGCCATGCCGTATCGCGCCACGGGAGACCTTTACGGCGGTGGATGGTGGGATGACTTCAAAAGTGGATTCATGAGCGTGATCCGCCCCGTCGCAAATATTGCGTCGAAACTTGTGCCATTCGTGGCTCCCGAGTTCGCCCCCGTAGCACAGGCGATCAACTCGGCAGTAGGGAATGGGATTATCGGAGGCAGGATGATCGGCGGGCGAAGGGTCTCCCGTGCTGCACTTGCGCGCGCGCTTCACTGAAAGGCATTTTGAAAAAAAACCTCCGTGCGTATAGATTTAAAAAAGGAATCGAGGCAACATGGACCTTCGCATGCTAAATGGAGGCAACCCCGCTGACCGTGCTTCGACCTATGCATGCAACTTAGGAAACGTCGGCGTGAATAGCCTTGATGCGGGTACCGTCGACGCTCGGGCAGTCGAGGGGCTCGTCGTGTCGGGGGAGAGCTTCGAGTTGAAGGATACCTCTCTTTCGCTTCCCTTCTCGGTTCTGAGCCTCAAGGCCATCCCGACCCCGTACGTCTTGGATGACACGCATTCGGCGCGCATCATCTCTGGTGCCGCCTTCTTGAACTACAAGCCCCTCGCCAAGTTCGCGGTGGGGCAGGTCATCGAGTTCGTGTGCTCCGGCCAGGTCGAGACTAACGACGGAATCAAGGATTATATCATTGCGCCGTGGTTCCGAACTGCGAATCCGGCGTCGCAGGCCGAAATTTACGCGGGGCTCGACCTGCAGGCAAACGAGGAGGGATCTTCAAGCTACATGTTCTCGAGCGTCATCACCATCACGGCTGTGACTCCGACGACCATCAATTTCGGTTACAGCTCGCGAAGCCAGCGTTCGTGGACAAACGTGAGTCATCCTGATCTGACGAATTGTGAGTCCGGAGAGCACGACAACGTGCCGTATGACTCGTCGGCAGGCGATACCCCGTTCACGTCTATCGTCATCAACATCGGAGACGGCGGCATTGCAGCGGGAAAGAGTGTGCAGGTCGTTGCCTTGACGAGCTACGTGCGCCTGCTTGCTGGTCCGTCCGGCTACGTCCTCCCCATTGTCTGATGACTTATAAGCGACTAAATTCTGCTCGACGGCTCCCTTAGAATCTCGCCTACGGGCGACTCTTTTTTTTGCTCTATGGGTGGGTTGTTCTCGATCACGCACGCAGAGAAGCAACAGGACACAGAGCGGCACCTGGAGTAGCGGATCGCGCCGAATATACCAAGCGCGAGCGTGGTCACGCCGCCGATTATGGCAAGCACGTCCGCTGTGCTCGTGATGATGTTCCCCATTTTTATAACAGGTGTCCGGTATAAAAACACCGTTCCCCTTATTGCAGCAAAGGATGGACATCCGAAGCCTCAATAAGGGCGACTCGAACGACAAGACTGGCCTGAGACCAAGGTTCAACCGTGTGTCAGCGTCGTCTTTCTTACAAGAGAAGCCAGACGGGACGTATGTTCCGATAGGGGAGGAGCCAGGGCCGCCTGGTCAGGCCGCTACTGTGACTGTGGGAACGACCACGACTGTGAACTCCCCAGCTCCGTGCAATGTAATAAACAGTGGGACGAGTAGCGCTGCGGTGCTGGATTTCACGCTCGCGCGCGGCCCTGCTGCCACGGTGAGCGTGGGCACAACGTCAACGCTCGCCCCAGGCAGCTCGTGCTTCGTGAATAACGTTGGCTCGAGTAGTGCTGCGGTGCTGAATTTCGGCATAGCCCAGGGCCAGGCGGGCACCCCCGGCGCCGCCGCGAGCGTCATGGTGGGCTCAACGACCACGCTGCCGCCTGGTACACCGTGCAGCGTGAGCAACTCAGGCACGTCGGAGGCCGCGATCCTTAATTTCGGGATCGCGCAGGGCACGGCGGGCACGGCAGGCGCCCCGGGCACATCGGCCACAGTCTCTGTTGGCACAGTGAACACAGTGGCTCCTCCAGGCCCCCCGACCGTGGTGAACAGCGGCACGGCGAGCGCGGCGGTGCTTGATTTCGGCCTCATGCAGGGGGCGGACGGGGCAAACGCGACGATCGCGATCGGAAACGTGACACCGCTCCCGCCTGGGTCAACGCCCTCCGTGGTCAACGTCGGGTCATCAACCAACGCGGTGCTCGACTGGGGGCTCGTGACAGGGGACACCGGAGAGACCGGTGCGAGCGGTGCAGACGGCGCGGCCGCAAGCGTGGCCGTTGGGTCTGTGGTCGCCCTTCCTCCTGGATCCACGCCCACCGTGGTGAATGCGGGCACAAGCGCTGCCGCTGTGCTTGAT